CAGCCAGTACGGCAGCCACAGCTTGCGGCGACCGTCCGTAGCTGCCAAAGATGCGACGGCCAAGCAGCAATGCTGCGTCATGCAACCCTTCAGGCGGCAATGGCACAGGGCTAGAACGGTCGGTGATGACCGGCACGCGCCCGCCGTACTCGATAAGGACCGGCGTTGCAACGCGCGGCGGCTGCCACACGATGATCAACACGCTGCCGTCTATCTGCCGCTCTTGATGCCACCGGGTAATCATGCCGAGCGTCGTGGTGCGAAACACGTCCGACGTCGGTCCCTGATACGTTTCGCGGTTAACAGTCGGTCCGACGTCGCCGCACCACATGGCTTTCATGGCGATAGCGTCACGCTGGACAAGGTAAGACGAATTTCCGGTGCCGATGCTGAATGATGAAATTTGCCCGGTGACACCTGCCGGTATCGTCGCGGTGACGCGCGTCATGAGGTACTGTGCCGCGCCGTCGACATGTTCGGCGCGAAGTAAGTCATTCAGGATTGCGGTGTTGTTCGTGTAGTCCACGTCAGCGGGAAATTCGGTTTGATCCACAATGCCGAACAGGCGCATGGCCTTCGTGACAACGTCGCCTGCGGTGCCGGGTACGTCGGTCATTAGAGCGGTCCGAAGTTGTCTTTGAAGTAATCTGCGGCAACCAACCACTTGTCAGCATGGTTTTTTGGGTTGCGTGCAATCTTGTCACCTTGTTTTGGCGAGCCCGCGCTAACATCCACTTCGGACACTGAAACTCCGGTCATGTCGAAACCGGGCTCCCAATCCGTCATTTCTGCTATCTGCGTGCGACGATACTTTTTCCAGACTGGAAAGCCCAACATAATCAAATGCCTTTCTGCGCAGCCCACGGGGCTGCTGCGTACTCATCACCGGACGCAGGCTCTTTACCAACATCGGCGAGTTCGGTTGCTTCGTTCGGTGGCGTGACGGTGCGGACTGATGAACTCGGTATGAACGTCCCGTCATAGTCAGCCGGGTTGATCGTCACAACCGACGCGCGGTTTTGATTTTGGTTCAGCGAGTTTTGGTAGCTGACAAAGTCCGTCGTGCTCTTGCTCTGAAAATTGAGCGTGAGGAAGTGTTGCAGCCGCGTAGCGTCGTCGGTGGCTGGCTTCGGTGCGTTGGCGTAGTCGGCAGTGGTGCCGTTGCCTATCGGATTGTATGTGGCCGCTGAAAAAATATCGTCAAGCAGCCAACGCGCGGGCAGCGGTTCGGCAGGCGGCTCAATCGAGCGGTCCGGCTTCACCTTGAAATCGAAGACGTCAGGCCACGGATCAAGACAGGGACGTGTTGGCCGTCCTGACGTGCTGGAACACATAAGCAGGCCGGTCAGCCGCTCACGCACCAACGTATCATAAGGGACGCGCGCCCCGCAGCGTGAACACGACCCCCACGTTTGAAATCTTGGAAATTTTGGCGGCTTGTTACGCATGCTGAATGCTAGCTCTTTCGGCAGTCAGCTTCAAGAAAAATGGCGCGACAGTTGTTTACCCCGCCGCGCCAGTCTCCCCCACCTTCGTCCGGGAGAAGGACGAACCGTTAGACGTTGTCCGCGCCCGCGCTCACATAGACCGAACGCCAATCAATGATGGACGCCGACACGCGGAACCAAATCGCAGCGAGTGAAGCCTGATTGCTCCAATTGCTGTCTTCGCGAACTTCGAGCGCCGAACGTTCCCAAAACGTGAAGCCCTCGCCGTTGTCCATGTCCTGAATGGACGTCTGAATGAAATAGTTATCCTTGTCGACAAGGTACGGCGTTTCGATCACTTCGGGCAGCGCACCGGTAGAGCGCAGCACGTTGATATTGTTCGACTGCGCGTTCCACTGCAGCGGCGACCCAAGAATACGCCGCGTTTCCGGTCCGCTTTCCGGCGACAGGATAACGCGCTTCGGCAACGTATTGATGATGAAGCCGCGACCGTTGCGGGTGTAGCCGATCTGAATGACGGCGTTCTCAAACGCGAGTTCGGAAACGTTCGCCGACACCAAGAGGTTAGACTGCAGACCGCTAGCGGTCGGATGCGACGCCGAACCGAGCGGGACGCCATCGGCGCGAAGGCCGTTCACCGCATCAACGGCCACCTGCAGCGGCGCGTGCGCGATATATTCCTCCGTCTGTCGTGCCGAGTACGCCAGTTCCTTCAGCATGCGCGACATGACGTCTTCGTACTGATTGTCATCCTTGGCTTCGCGCGACACGGCGACACCAAGCCCATAGCTCGCATGCGTAACCTGCGTGCGGTAGCCTTCGTTCGGGAAATCAAACTCGACCGGCTGCAGTTCGGCTTGCTGGACGGCGAGACCGAGACCGGCGCGCTCCGTCATGAATTCTTCGAAAGTCTTGGACGAACTCTTGCTGTCGAAAAACTGCGTGTAGATCGGGGCCAAGCGCTCGTAATCCATGCCGAACAGCGCATAGAGCCCCGGCCAGTACTGCGAAGGCTGCAGTGAGCGGTCAATGACCTGCATAGCGTAAAACCTTTCCCTTGGTTGCCCCCGCCATGCGGCGGTCGAATTCGAATGCCCATCACTAGCACAAAAACCGCAAATAAGTCAAAATACCGCCTTGAAAGTGTATACGTTTTCACCTACAGGGGACGGTCATGCAGGACTTCGAAAGCCCAAAAATCAAGCTGAAGCTGACCGAACCCGAGAAATTCGGGAATGTCGCTGAACAGCTTTCGGAAAATGAACGCCACGACATAGCGACGTTTGTCACTGACCTTGTCAAAATTGACGAAGGCAGCATGTCGGACTGGCTGGGCAAGGCTGACGGCTACCTGCAAAAAGTCAACGCCGACACCAACACGTCAGCGCCTGCGAACAATAATCAGGAAGGCAGCAACGAAAAAGGACCGCCGTCCACGTCGCTGATGATGTCTGCGGCCATTCAGTTTACAGCGCGCATCACCGGCAGCATTCTGAGCGAGCCCGAGCTAGCGAAAGCCAGCGAGCCCGGTGGCGAACTGCTAGCAAAGTGGATTAGCTCGCAGCTTCGCACAGTCGACCCTGATTGGGTGACGGACACCGACCCTCTGACGCTGCACATGGCCGTGACTGGTCTGGCGTGGCGCAAGCGTTGGTTTGACGAACACGATGACATTTTCCGCAGCACTTGGTTGCCGTCAACGCGCGGCGAGGGAAAGCCCGGTGTCATCATCAACGCCAACGCCAAATCAATCGAGCGCGCGCCGCGCATCACGCACCCCATTGAAAAGTATCCTTACGAAATCAAGCGGTCCATTGAACTCAAACATTGGATCGATTACGACCCGCGTTTTGATGAAATCGACCCGGAGGAACTACAGCAATTTTACGAAACCGATATCTGGCTAGACGTTGACGGCGACGGGTATGACGAACCGTGGACGGTCACGATAGCGCTAGACGACACGCCAACAATCGTTAAGATGACGCCGCGCTGGTCGCGCAAGAGCGTTACTGACACCGACGAGTTGCTGCTGTTTCGACCGGTACGCCGCTTCTATGCCTATCGCATGATCCCGGACCCGACCGGCAAGTTTTTTCCGCACGGGTTCGGCTGGCTGCTTGAGCGCGCCGAAGCTACAGCCGACAATTTGCTGGCATCGATTGACGACACGGCGAAGTCGCAATCACAGAACGGCGGCATTGCTTCAATTGGCGGTATTGGCGTCCCCGAGAAAATTGCACTGGACGGCGACCGCATTACGACCATCCCGGCAGATGGTAAGAACATCGGCGACGTGCTGTCCATACTGCCCGCGAAACAAGTCACGCCGGGGCAGGTTCAGATACTCGATAAAGTCATCACGCTAGCGGACCGTCTGGCCGGTACCTTGAACGTGCTGGAAAATGCGCCTGCATCCATGACTGCTACACTGGCGAAAGGCATCATCGACAGCGGCACGCAAGTTCAAGGCGCGGTCACGCGTCGCATCATTGGCGAAATGACGGAGGAAATGCGCGCGTTCGCTCGCCTCGCCGATGACCATGACGAGTTGCCGGAAGGCGTTGCAGGCAGCGGGCCGATTGCGGTCACGGCTGATCCGAACATGGCGACTGAACTGCAGCGTAGCGCAGCCGCGCAAATCTACCATGAAATGCTGCAGATGCCGATGATTTTCGATCCGCAGGAAGTCGGACGGCGTTTTGCCGAAGTGCTGCGCCTGCCGAACCCTGAAAAACTCGTTAAGTTGATGGGCAAGCCGCAGCCGACCGATATGGAACGGGCGGATATGCAAATCAAAGCGGACAAGAACGCCAATGAGCGCATGAAAATACGCGCCGGTGCGCTCTTGCAAATCTCAAACGCTGTGCTAGCACTGTCGCAAGCTGGCGTGAACGCACAGAACGCCGAATTGTTGAAAGTTGAGATTGCCAAACTCAACGCAGCCGTAGACGAACTAGCACAAGATGACGCTTCGTCCCCTAACGGAAACGGACCTGCGGGAAGCGCGCCCGGTGCTAACGGCGCTGCGCAGCTACCTAGCCAAGCGCCGGGACCGAGTGGTGGCGGAATGGCTCAGGGGAACCCCACTGACGGAGGTAACGCAGGGCCGGGCGGCGGAACTGGAATTGACGCACAGCCTTCTCTCGCTGCCGGATGATAAGCTAATCGCTGAACTCGCAAAGGAACGTTGAACGTGTCGATTTATGGTTTCGAAATACCCCACGACAAGGGCGAGCCCTGCCGTGACATCATCGCAATTCAGTTGCCCTATCCGGTCAAGAAAATTGGCAGTGTTCACTTGCCGGACGTGTTTCGAGACGTCGCACAGCACGGCACGCAGGCCGGTATCATCCGACAAATGGGGCCGCTTGCATTCCAGTACAAAGACGGCGAAGGACTGAAGCGCCAAGCCGCCAGCATCGGCGATTGGGTGTTGATAAAGTGGGGCGCTGGAACTATGTTTCAGGCGGGGCGGGGCATTCTGACTGAAGGTGGTTGGCGTTACTTGTCGTCGTTCGGCGACGTCATAAAAATCATTCCTGCGGCTGATATGCCCGACCCTGCGACCCTGTGTTGGACTGACAGCCCGGAGGATAATGTTGCGGTACCGAGTAAAGTGGACCCTTTCGCGTTTGACAATTCTCGCCACGCTGCTAACCCCAACAGTTGGGCAGGCTAACGACGGTCGACCGCGAGCATGGTGCGGCTGGTATCTTCGACAGGTCCGACATGTTGCCGACACCGCTTACAACCTCGCAGCGCATTGGGTCCACTACGGACACGCCGCAAACGGTCCTTGTGTCGGTTGTGTGGTTGTGTGGCGTCACCACGTCGGGGAAATTGTCGGTCAGACAGCGACCGGTTGGGTAGTCCACAGCGGCAACGACGGCCATAGGGTTAGAACTCGTGAACGCAGCCTTAGGGGTGCAATCGCATTTCGAACGGAGTAGAACATGAACGACTTGGCCACGATGCTGAAACAGCAGATGGAAAACGATATCGGTGCACGGCTTGACGCTGCCGTGGCGACCGGTGACGCAGCGACCGCACGCAAGATGGCCAAGCAATTTGCGGACCTTCAAGTGGCGAGCGTGCCCAAGGCACCGACAAAGACTGCACCAACCAAAGAACAAATTATGTCAGCGTTGACCGCCAAGGCCGACTGGTTTGGTATCGACCCGGTCAAGTCGGCGCTGGCCGGTGAACTCGGCAAGACGATGTTGCCGGAGCGTTTCGAAAGCGCTGACGCCTTCGCCGACGCGCTCCTAAAAGCGGTCGACGCCAAATTGAAGACTACCACGAACGCAGAGGACGAAGACGGCGAGGGTGAAGACGCAGAGGACGAAGACGGCGAAGATGAAGGTGACGAGACAGCACGCAAGCCCGCGCGCCGCAACGCCACTGCGCAGACCGAACTCAATCAAGGCGGTCGCAGCAACGCCAGCGGAACGAACCTGCGCCGGGCTTTTGAAACTGGCGAAATCAAGCACCTGTCGAAGCCAGCCGCTGACGCCATCAAGGCGCAGGCCGACAAATTCACGACCGGCAAGACGAAAGAACAACGCGCGGCCTACATCGCCAATGCGGTGAAGGCGCGGGCTCGCGCCGATGCCATCGCAGCCGGAAAGTTTGACGCCACCACCAGCACGTTCAAGTAAGAGAAAGCCATGTCCGACGCCAAACCACCGTTCACGTCATTCAACCCGAACCCAGACCCAATGGCGGGGCTCGCGCCCAACCTCATTCCAACACCACCGAAGGAAATGCCTTCGGTCCCTGACTTGCCGACTGCAGCAGAGCCCTACGCTTTCCAAGAGGCGCAGGATTTTGACAGCATCGTGAAGAACTACACCATTGACCGACCGCTGCCCTTGTATATCCCACGCGAGCTAATGCACTCCAAGGCAGAGTATCATTTCATTAACAACACGCCCGAAGAAATGGCCGCAGCGATGCGCCGTCATTGGCGTCCGGTTACAGACCCCGCATTGCTTGCGCTCACGGAAGGCAAGAACAGCGGCACGACCAAAGAAGGTCGGATCACCAAGTTAGTGCTGATGGAGCGTGACCGTCGCTTCGGCGAGCACGAAGCCAAGTTGAAGCGTCAACTTCTTGCCGACCAGAACAAGGGGCTGGACCCAAAGCAGCGCGTGTTCAACGGCGGCAAGAACGTCACAGACGGCAAGGACGCGAGTGAAGGCCAGTTTCGGGGCCTTGGCATCGGTCGGATACGGGTTTGAGCCATGGCCAAGAGAGCAATGCCAACGCGCAAAGCGAACGCCAAACCCAAGGACATGTCATCGCAGGATCACCGTCAGGCCGCAGCGATGTTGCGCGCTCGCGCTGATTTGCATGACGCCAAGGCGCGGATGCACGAAGCAAAGAACCCGCCGCCAAAAGGCAAGCGTCCGTATCCTTATTAATCGCTCGTGCTGTCTGAAATTAAGTCACGAACAGCAATAGTCAGCATACCGACCGTTTCAATGAGTGTCCCGGCGTACCGCCAAAGGCGCTGATGCGCTTTTTCATTGGAGTGCGCCTCGTAAATCGATAGCGCAAGAATTACCTGCGTTTTGGTGCCGTTGTTTTCTCTTTCGAGTACATCGGCGCACTCACGCAACCAAGCCCAAGGCGTCTGCTCATCTTCTGTAG